GGAATATGCTATCTTAAAAACAGACGTAGTGGATTTTCATTTATGGCTTCTGGAGAAACAGTTAGCCAAGCAACGATATCAACAGATTCTAGATTCGGTATACTGTCAAAGTCAGGACCTGATGCTAAAAAAATGTTTACCGACAAGGTCGTACCAATATCGGTCAACTACCCTTTTTTCTTTAAGCCAATTCAAGACGGTATGGACAGGCCAAAAACAGAGCTTGCATATCGTGTACCCGCTACAAAGTATACGCGACGAAAGCTGGAAACAAATGAAAAGCTACAAGACATATCGGGACTCGATACTACCATCGACTGGAAAAACACTGGAGACAATAGTTATGACGGTGAAAAACTAAAACTATTAGTTCACGATGAAAGTGGTAAGTGGGAAAAACCAAATAACATATTAAATAACTGGCGAGTAACAAGAACGTGTTTACGATTAGGTAGTAAGATTATCGGTAAATGCATGATGGGCTCGACGTCTAACGCTCACGATAAAGGAGGAAAAAACTTTAAAAAACTTTATGATGACTCAGACGTTACTCAAAGAAACGCCAACGGACAGACTCGCAGCGGATTATATTCTTTGTTCATACCTATGGAGTGGAACTACGAAGGATACATCGATTCTTATGGCTTACCTGTATTCAATACACCAGAAAAACCCATTGAAGGTCCGCAAGGTGAAAAAATAAAAATAGGTGTAATAGAATACTGGGAGAACGAAGTAGAAGGATTAAAGCAAGATCAAGATGCTTTAAATGAATTTTATAGACAATTTCCGCGCACTGAAAAACATGCATTTAGAGATGAAACAAAACAATCTTTATTTAATCTAACTAAAATATACGAGCAAATAGATTTCAATGAAGATATGCGTAATTCCATAAACGTTACGCAAGGATCGTTTCAATGGGAAAATGGAGAACAAGACACTAGAGTTATTTTTAGTCCAAATAAAAACGGTAGATTCTTAATTTCTTGGGTTCCACCATTGCATTTACAAAACAGAAAATATAATAAAAACGGTGTATATTATCCTGGTAACGAACATATAGGTGCTTTTGGATGTGATCCATACGATATATCAGGTACGGTAGATAAAAGAGGTTCTAACGGATCTTTACACGGTTTAACAAAGTTTTCAATGGAAGATGCTCCGCCTAATCATTTTTTCTTGGAGTATATAGCAAGACCTCAAACAGCTGAAATATTCTTTGAAGACGTGCTTATGGCTTGTGCTTTTTATGGAATGCCAATATTAGCTGAAAATAATAAACCGCGTTTATTGTATTATTTTAAAAAACGCGGCTACAGAGGTTTCGCAATGAATAGACCAGATAGAAGTAGAAACAAACTATCTGTAACCGAAAGAGAGATAGGTGGAATACCAAACTCAAGTGAAGATATAAAACAAGCACATGCAGCAGCAATAGAATCATATATTGAAACATTTGTTGGTTTAAAAGAAACTGGATATGGTGATATGTATTTTCAAAGAACTCTAGAAGACTGGGCTAAATTTAATATAAACAATAGAACGTCGCATGATGCTTCTATAAGTTCTGGTTTAGCTTTAATGGCTTGTAATAAACATAGATACACACCAAATAATATAAGAAAAAGAGAACCTGTCGATCTAGGTATAAAAAGATATGACAACAGAGGTTACACATCAAAAATAATAAGTTAAATGAACGTTTACACTAATAACAACAGTTCTTTTCCTAGTCAAGTTGTAAGTAACGAAGAAAAAGGCACTATTGAATATGGAAAACAAGTTGCTCAAGCTATAGAGTATGAGTGGTTTAGACAAGGCAGAACTAATGGTAATAGATATTTAACTAACTGGAACAATTTCCATAACTTAAGACTATATGCTCGAGGCGAGCAATCTATACAAAAATATAAAGATGAATTATCTATCAATGGTGATTTATCTTATCTTAATTTAGACTGGAAGCCAGTACCGATTTTATCTAAATTTGTAGACATAGTTGTTAATGGTATATCTCAAAAGTCATACGACATTAAAGCCTATGCTCAAGATCCACAGTCTGTAAAGAAAAGAACAGAATATGCTTCTAAGCTTTACGAAGATATGGTGGCTAAGGATTATATAGAAAACGTTAATCAAACTCTTGGTATTAATTTATATCAATCACCTGATCCAACAACTGTACCAGAATCTAAAGAAGAGCTTGAACTTAAAATGCAGTTAAGCTATAAGCAGTCAATTGAAATAGCTGAAGAAGAAAGTATATCTACAGTTTTTGCTCAAAATAAATATGATTTAGTTAGACGTAGGCTTAATATGGATTTAACTGTATTAGGTATTGCTGCAGCTAAAACTAGTTTTAACACAGCCGAAGGTATTAAGGTTGATTATGTAGATCCTGCTTACATGGTTTATTCTTATACAGAAGATCCTAACTTTGAAGACATATATTATGTTGGTGAAGTAAAAGCTATTACTATACCAGAGCTTAAAAAAGAGTTTCCACATATATCTGAAGAAGAGTTAAAACGTATTCAGAATATGCCTGGAAATAGATCATATATAACTGGCTGGGGTGATTATGATGAAAACACTGTTCAGGTAATGTACTTTGATTACAAAACATATCATAATCAAGTGTTTAAAATAAAGCAAACTGATCAGGGGTTAATGAAGGCTATTGAAAAGCCAGATACATTTAATCCACCAGAGAACGATAATTTTGAAAGAGTATCTAGAACTATAGAAGTTCTTTATAATGGAGCAGTTGTTTTAGGAACAGATACAATGCTTAAGTGGGAGTTGGCTGAAAATATGTCAAGACCTTACTCTGACACTACTAAAGTAGCTATGAATTATGCTATTTGTGCTCCTAGAATTTATAAAGGTAGAATAGAATCTGTTGTTAGTAAATGTGTTGGCTTTGCTGATATGATACAAATTACACATTTAAAACTACAACAAGTTCTCTCAAGAATGGTGCCAGATGGTGTATATCTTGATATGGACGGTTTGGCAGAGGTTGATTTAGGTAATGGAACAAACTATAATCCGGCTGAAGCTTTAAATATGTATTTCCAAACTGGTAGTATTGTCGGTAGATCACTAACGCAAGATGGTGATCTTAACCACGGTAAAGTACCTATTCAAGAGCTTAACAGTTCTAGTGGTGGTGGTAAAATACAAAGTTTAATAACTACGTATCAATATTATCTACAAATGATACGCGACGTGACGGGACTAAATGAAGCTAGAGACGGTAGTACTCCAGATAAAAATACCTTAGTAGGTTTACAGAAACTAGCCGCTAATGCTTCTAATGTAGCAACTAGACATATTGTTCAGTCTAGTTTATATTTAACTCTTAAATTAGCTGAAAATGTTTCTCTTAAAATAGCTGACGCTCTTCGTTTTCCATTAACAAGAGCATCGTTACAAAACTCTATATCTACTTATAACGTAAAATCACTAGATCAAGTTATAGATTTAAATCTTCATGATTTTGGTATATTTTTAGAGTTAGAACCTGACGAAGAAGAAAGAGCTCAATTAGAGCAAAACATACAAGTAGCGTTACAGTCTGGAGGTATTGACTTAGAAGACGCTATCGACATACGTCAAATTAAAAACCTTAAGCTAGCAAATCAAATGCTAAAAATTAAGCGTAAGGTTAAAATGGAAAGAGATCAAAAAGCGCAACAAGCGAATATCGCTGCTCAAGCCGATGCTCAAGCTCAAACCGCTGAAAGAACAGCTATGGCAGAAGTTCAAAAACAAGAAGCTATTGCGTCAACTAAAGTTGACATAGAAAAAGCTAAGCAAGAAATGGAACTTCAAAAAATGCAAACAGCTGCTCAAATAAAGCAAGCTGAAATGGAAAGACAGTTTCAGTATGATATGCAGCTTAAGCAAATGGATGTTCAAGTTCAAAAAAGTAAGGAGCAGTTTATAGAAGATAGAAAAGACAAAAGAACCAAAATACAAGCAACGCAACAAAGTGAAATGATAAGCCAAAGAAAAAACGATGGTTTACCAATAGACTTTGAAAACGAACCAGACCAAGGTTTAGGAGCATTTATGTAATGCTATAACATTTTTTTAAATTATATTATATTATGTCAACAAAAGTAAAACAAGAAGGTGAGTTTACCTTAAAAGGTAAAAAGAAAACTACACCTAAAAAATTAAACAAAAAAGAGGAAGTAACTAAAGTAGATTTAACAAAACCAGAAGCTCAAGGAGAAGTTATCCCTGATATTGTTAAAGTTGAAATACCTAAAGAAGATGCCGTTCAAACACAAGAGACAAATGATAGCAATGCTATTGTCGAAAAACCCGAAGACAGTGGCGACAGCGAAGCAGTGGTTGAAGAAGTACGGGCCACCGAAGAAACAGTAGAAGCTCCAATAGAAATTATTGAAGAAGTAGCTGAAGTAGAGCAAGAGCTTAAAGAAGCGGTTAGAGATGAAAAGGTATTAGGTAAAAAGTTACCTGAAAATATAGAAAAACTAGTTTCTTTTATGGAAGATACTGGTGGTAGCGTAGAAGACTACGTTAGATTAAATGCTGATTACTCTAGCATAGACGATAATACATTGTTAAAAGAGTATTATAAAAAAGAAAAACCATATCTTGATAATTCAGATATTGATTTATTGTTAGAAGATTTTAAATACGATGAAGATTTAGATGAAGATAAAGATATACGCAAGAAAAAACTTGCGTTTAAAGAAGAAGTTGCAAAAGCCAGACGCTTTTTAAACGAGACTAAGGAAAAATATTACGCTGATATCAAGTTGAAATCAAATGTAAATCCTGACGCTCAGAAAGCCATGGACTTTTTCAATCGATATAACAAGCAGCAAGAACAAGCTGAACAACAGCGCTCTGTGTTTCAAGAAAATACTAAAAAACTTTTTACTGAAAATTTCGAAGGTTTCGATATTAACGTAGGTGATAAGAAATATAGGTATAAAATTCAGAATACTGAAGCTGTTGCTGATAAACAATCAGACATTAACAACTTAATCGGGAAGTTCCTTGATAAAAATGGATCTGTTAGTGACTATAAAGGTTATCACAAGGCGATGTATGCTGCTGAAAACGTAGATCGTATAGCTGCACATTTTTACGAACAAGGCAAAGCTGATGCTGTTAAAGATGTTATTGATAATTCAAAAAACATTAGTGACACCAAAGCTAGAGCTTCTAGTAACGGGGATGTGTTTTTAAATGGCTTTAAAGTTAAAGCTATTAGCGGTGCTGATTCTACAAAACTAAAAGTAAAAACAAGAAAATTTAACTAAAAAATTAAAAAATTATGGCTTTAAGTCCTACATTTGGTTCTATTAAACCAAGTCAAAAACAACAATTAAACGATAGCAACTGGCTAAAGTTTAATGACGGTACTGCCGCTGGAGACACTGATACATTTGCTCAGCAGTATTTACCAGAAATTTATGAACAAGAAGTAGAGCGTTACGGAAACCGTACGTTATCTGGATTCTTGAGAATGGTTGGCGCTGAGATGCCAATGACATCTGATCAAGTTATTTGGTCTGAGCAAAATAGACTACACGTTGCTTATAACGATGTTGCTAATGACCTTACTGACACACTAACTTTTACAGTAGGTGGATCTGGAGACACTTTTGTTGAAAATGTTATTTCCGCAGGTGACACTATTGTTATTTTAGATGATACAAACAATTCTGATGTAAAAGCTGTTGTAACTGCTTCTAGTCAAACTGGATCAACCGCTACTGTAGTTGTAGCTCCTTATGGAGTTGAAGATTTGTCTGGAGTTGCTGCTACTGGATTGAAGATTTTTGTATATGGATCTGAATACTCTAAAGGAGTTTCTATTACAAACTCTACAGGTTTAACTGATACTACTGGAAAAAGAAGTATCACTCCTTCTTTCACTCAATATTCTAACTCACCTATCATTATCAGAGATAAATACGTTGTTAACGGATCTGATATGGCTCAAATCGGTTGGGTTGAAGTTGCTACTGAAGATGGAACTTCTGGATACCTATGGTATTTGAAAGCTGAGTCTGAAACTCGTTTGCGTTTCGAAGATTATTTAGAAATGTCTGTAGTTGAAGGTGAATTAGCTGATTCTACTGTTGGTGCTTCTGGTGATGCTGCTTACCAAGCTGGTTACAAGGGTACTCAAGGTTTATTTGCTGCTATCAAAGATCGTGGTAATGTAAACACTGGATTTACAGCTGCTACTGGTTTAACTGCTTTTGATGCTATTCTTAAAAATCTAGACACTCAAGGTGCTATTGAAGAAAATATGCTTTTCTTAAATCGCCAGACTGCACTAGACTTTGACGATATGCTTGCTGATTTATCTGCTGGAGCAAACGGTGGTACTGCTTATGGATTATTTGAAAACTCTGAAGAAATGGCATTGAACTTAGGTTTCAGTGGTTTCCGTAGAGGATCTTACGATTTCTACAAAACAGACTGGAAATACTTAAACGATGCTTCTACGCGTGGTGCTTACGATACTTTGACAGCTAGTGTTGAAGGTGTTTTAGTACCTGCTGGAACTTCTACAGTTTACGATCAAATCTTAGGAACTAATATCCGTCGCCCATTCCTACACGTTCGTTACAGAGCTTCACAAGCTGACGACCGTAGAATGAAGCAGTGGTTAACTGGTTCTGCTGGAGGTGCTTTCACATCTGATTTAGATGCTATGGAAGTAAACTTCCTATCTGAAAGATGTCTTTGTGTACAAGGTGCTAACAACTTTGTATTGTTCCAAGGAGCATAATTCAAAACTTAAAACTCTTGGGGCTGCTTTTGCAGCCTCAGGATTTTTATTATTAACTATTTAATTTTATTATATCATGGCTAAAAAAGCTAAAGCAGAAGAAACAATCGAGGTTGCACCTCAAGAAGTAGCGGTAAAAGCCGCACCAAAAAAAGTTGAAAAACCAAGTAAACCAGAGTGGGAAATAAAAGATAGAACTTATTTCTTAAAAGGTAAAAAAACGCCTTTAACACACACCATAAATTCTAGGCACACGTCTAAACACCCGTTGTTGTGGTTTGATGAAAAAACCGGTGAACAGCATGAAATAAGATACGCAACGAACCAAACTTCTCCTCTTAAAACATATCAAAAAGGTGAAGCTACTCTTGGTCATATTATCTTTAAAAACGGAAGTTTATTTGTACCTAAACAAAAACAAAATTTACAAAAATTATTATCTATATATCACCCAGCTAAAAATAAACTATATACAGAGCATAATCCTGTAGTGATAGCTGAAGATCAATTAAGTATGCTAGATATGCAAATTGATGCTTTGAATTTAGCTCGAGAAATGGATATTGATTTTGCAGAAGCAATACTTAGAGTAGAATTAGGTTCAGCTGTAACTAAAATGAGTTCAAAAGAACTTAAAAGAGATTTGTTATTGTTTGCTAAAAATAATCCAAAATTATTTATAGAACTAGCAAATGATGATAATGTTCAACTTAGGAATTTTGCTATTAGAGCGTCTGAGGCTGGAATTATTAAACTATCTCAAGACCAAAGAACATTTACGTGGGGAGCAAATGATAGAAAACTAATGAATGTACCATTTGATGAAAACCCATACTCGGCCTTTGCCGCTTTTTTGAAGACAGACGAAGGTGTTGAAATCTATAAATCTATAGAGAAAAAAATATAAAAACAAGTGATACTAATAT